AAGCGGCGGCAGCGTGTCAGCACCAAGCGCGACGACGACAAGCTCGTCGGCGGTGGAGTTGGTCTCTGCATCCCACGTTCCATCCGGAGACCAGATGATCGAGTACTGACCTTCGGTACCTGGCGCGGCTGGCGCGTTCCAGGTGTAGACGCCGAGCGGTGTTGCGCCGAGCATCTCCTCGGAGATGTTGAGACCGGTAGGCCCTTCGACGACATTGCCATCGCCATCGAAAATGGCTACTTCGATGCCGGGTACAAGACCAGCAGCACCATGGGCATAGACAGCCTCGAACGATTGCCCGATTTCTACGTACACGGTTAGCCCAGTCTAAGTCCCGAAGCGGTCAAAACGCCTCTTCCACACCGTCGATGACGACAACGACGCCTGTATCCGACGCGAATCCCGAGACGACATCCCCCGTGTCTAGCGTGACCTCGATGGGGCGGCGGGCGGCGTAGACGTCGGCGGCGGGGATAGGACGCTCCAGAATCATCTGCGGCGGGATGCCGTCGGTGAGCGTCGCTCCCGATACGGTGCCGTCGTTACCGTTCCCCGATTCATCGACCACGGTGGGCGTAGTGGTCATGCTCGCGAAGAGCACACAGCCCGATGTCGGATGCGGACGGTACTGCTGCTCGCGTAGCTCCTGGAGGGTCAGCACGCGATTCCAGTACGCGAGCAGAGCGATGCGACCAGGGAACGAGAAGCGGAGCGGCGACACCTGCATTTCATTCCCTATGTGAAATGCATCCTCAGCATCGCTCGTAGGCGTGCCCGAACCAGCTTGGCGCACCGTGTACGCACCCGGTTCGGTCAGCGGGTCATCGAGGTCCCCGATGTAGATGTGCTGGTCACCGTCGGCTCCGGCGGAGTCGAAGGTGGTAGCAATGCATGTCCACGCATCCTGCGTCACAGGCGTCCCGGTCGGCTCCACGAGCATCGGCGTCGTCGCGCGGTACATGCCGAACTGAAGGCTCCCCGCTCCCTGGCCGTTGTCCGAGCTGTTCACCTTGAGGTACTTGGCCCGGTTCAACTCGGCGGCGTTGCCCTTCATGTAGATCATCCGGTCACTCGTGGTTCCGGTGCGGTACACCCAGGCGAGCATCGTTCCGGCGTTGATGTCGTCGAGCGTGGCTCCCGACCCGTGGCTTACGTGGTCGGTAGCGGCATTCGTGAACAGAAGGGCGTCAGTCGGAAGGGGCGCTACTCGTAACGACACGTCCACCTCGCTCGCGCCGGGGTTCGACAGGTGGATGTGGCGGACGCGAGTGCGCCTACCCTCGGGAACGGTGTAGAGATCTTCCTCGGTCGTCGCGAGTTGCTGCGGGCCGATGATGCGCCTATAGCCGAGGGACTCGAGCGTTCCGATCAGCGCCATCCCCTGGATGCCGTAGTCGCGCGCGCCGCTAAGAGTGAACGTGCCGCCTTCAATGGTGCCGCCGGAGGGCATGTCTGCGATCTGGAGCGAGAGAGTCGCCGCAGCGCCGGTTGCCGTCGCGAACTCGGCTGCGAACTCCGTCCAGTCACCGCCCGTCTCCCCCGTGTAAGCGACGACCGTCTCGTTCGTGTCGATGGCAATGAAGTTGAGCGCAGCAGCCGGGAGGGTGACCGGGGTCACGCTGATGTCCTCGACCGTCGTGTTATTCGCCGCCCCGAAGTCCACGTCCTCCAGCACGGCCGCTCCTGCGATGACATCCTCGACTTCGTATAAACGTGCGAACACGTCTCCCCCGGACGCGCCGACCGTGAGATCGACGGAGCAGGTGCCGTCCGCCATCACCCGTCCGTACGAGACCAGGTGGTGACCCGATGGTCCCGGCCCTACGTCGCGCCAGTCGGTATGACTGAGATCTTCGGGCGTTCCGTCGATGGACTCGATGTTCGTGATGTTGCTGCGGGTGGAGTCGTTCGCTACGCCATTCTCGTAGGTGTGCAAGAAGATGAGGTTTCCCTCCGTGCATCCCGTCTTGGAGACGGTGCTCGTCCCGGTTGTGATCGCGACTCCGGTCCCTGCGCCGACGGGAATGGGCACTCCCATCAGATCTGCGCCCCCTCCGGTGTCCACAGCCGCGGGACGAAGATGCCGCCCTTCGTGCGCTCCCAGGCGTCGTGAGCCTTCGCCAGGAGTCCTGGGTTCTGGTGGTTGATGGCGGGGTGGCGGGGGACGGGCGTAGCCGCTGCTGCGGGGCTGTAGACGGCCCCAGCAGCAGACGCATCCCGCGTATTGGTGAAGGTGAAGCCGATCGCGGCGCTCGCAGAACGGTTCGTAGTAGTAACCTGATAACCGAGCGCGGCCACGATGTTCGCCGCCGCCCCTCCACCCGTGGTTCCGTTCTGCCCGACCATGGTGCCCCCGCCGTCACTGAATGCGCCGGCGGTAACCGTCTCCGCGTCTTGCGCTCCCTCTATACCGCAAGCCGCAATCGCGAGGTCGTCTATCTGCCATGTCCCAGCGATCGTGGCGGCGACGCTGTTCCCTCCGATGTCATCGCCGCCGTAGTTCGCGTCCTGCGTTCCCACGCCAGAGAACCAGCCGGCAACTGCTGCTTTCGCAGTCAGGTTGGTTGTCCAGGCAATCGTGAGGTCAGTGAGACTGCCCCCGGCGGTGACATTCCCACGCCACAATCGCACCTCAACGTCGGAGCCCTGCGTCTGTACTCTCTCCTCCGTCCACGAGATCGTGGCGGTGCCGCCGTCAGTCACTCCGAACGCCGAGCCACCGACGTCTCCCGCCCATCCGACGAAGATGTCGTCTCCGGTCGCGACCGTGATGTCAGCGGGATTGATTGCTAGCGACGTGCCCGCAGTCTTCGACTGGTTCGACCCGAATAGGCCGTTGTAGGTGACGGCCACTTCTTACCCGCCATACATCGCCGACAGTACGTCGAAGTCCATCTGCGAGGGGGTCGGCCACTGGCCGGAGTCGGCCATGCACGAGCCGAAGTCGCCCGTCTGCTCGACGGGGTAGCCCTCGCCGAGGCCGAGCCCGTGGCCCAGCTCGTGGCAGTAGACACCGCGCATGAAGGACTGGCCGAGCCACTGGCGGTCGATCTGGATCGTGGCTCCGTGGAGGACACCGTTGTTGCGATTCGGGCGCGTCAGAAAGCCGCATCCGTCGCACACCTCCATCCGCACCTTGCCGCTCTTGGCCTCGACAAGATCCACCACGGGAGACGCTGACCAGTCGGCCATCGCCGCGCGGATCATCTCCTGATCGGCTGCGGGGAACTTCTCGATGCCCGACACCTTCAGCCCGACTGGAGCCTCTCGCCACTTCGCGTACCAGCCGATGTCGGCAGCAGCGGGAGCGGCGATGACGAGTGCGGCGATGAGCGGGGGGAGTAGCTTCTTCATCACGACCTCGTGTAGGTGATCATCACGCCGATCAGGCGCGCGGTAGCAGCGAGTGTGTCGGAGCCGGAAGACGGATCGCGCGAGATCCGGAACTGCACGACCTCGCTGGCGGCCGGCGTGCCCGAGAGCGTGATCGCAGACGTTGCGCTCGAGATCGCCACCTGGTTCGCGGTGCCGTTGAGCGCGTCCTGCACGGTCTGCTCCGTTCCCCAGGCCTGGTCGATCGTCTCGAAGTTGCCGTACGAGCGGCCAGCGCAGCCCCACAGCACGTTGTTCGTGGAGGTGGAGTTGGCCGTCCAGTAGAAGGTGGCGGTGACGGTGCCCCCGTCCCAGTCGGAGGGCATGATGACCGTCGCCTGTGCGTACAGCTTGGTCGCGCCGTCCGCGAAGTCGAGGTGGTACAGATCCTGGTCGTTGGTCGTGTACTCGACCTTCGTGTTCGTGGCAGCGCCGTTGGTCGTGGACGGCCACATGCCAGCGGCGCTGAGTTGGATCTGCCCGGCGGGCTTCGCTCCGGTTGCGCCCTGGCTGCCTGCCGTTCCAGTCGCACCGGTTGGGCCGGTCGCTCCGGGCGGTCCTGTGTCACCTTGTGCTCCGTCCGATCCATCTGTGCCAGGCGGACCCTGAACACCGGTAGCACCCGTGGTACCAGCTCCCGTGTTCCCGGTTGCGCCCTGCGTACCGGTATTTCCGGTCGCCCCGTCTACTCCCGCAGTGCCCGTGGCCCCGGTAGCGCCATTTGCACCAGGTGGACCGTCCACACCGTCCGTCCCATCCAGGCCGTCCAGACCGGGCGGGCCTTCCGGGCCGGTCGCGCCAGCGGTACCCGTAGCGCCCGTAGCGCCTTGAACACCGGTTGCGCCAGTCGTACCTTGCACGCCTGTGTTCCCGGTAGCGCCTTCCGTCCCGGTCGCTCCCGTAGCGCCAGTCGCACCGGAACCCGTTGCTCCGGTCGCTCCTACTGCGCCGACGGGACCCTCCGGCCCATCGGAACCATCAGTTCCAGGTGGCCCTTGAACTCCGGTAGCGCCCGTGACGCCGGTCGCTCCTGTGTTGCCGGTGGCTCCAGTGTTCCCCGTCGCTCCGGTATTACCGGTAGCTCCCTGCGCGCCCGTCGGCCCAGTCGTGCCCTGAGTACCAGTAGCGCCCGTGGCTCCATTCGCTCCAGTCGCGCCGGTGGCTCCAGCAGCGCCAGGCGCTCCATCTGAGCCATCGCTTCCGTCTACGCCAGGCGGCCCCTGTGGTCCGGTTGCGCCTGTCGTTCCTGTCGCCCCGGTGTTCCCTGTGGCACCCGTGTTGCCGGTCGAGCCCTGCGCCCCAGTCGGTCCGGTGGTTCCCTGCGCTCCGGTCGCGCCGGTAGCTCCCTGGGGGCCTTCTACGCCCGTGGCTCCGGTGGTGCCGGTCGCACCAGTAGCACCCTGAACACCCGTGGCTCCTGTCGGGCCAGCAGCGCCGGGAACGCCATCAGAGCCGTCCTGTCCATCGACGCCAGGCGGGCCCTGCGGGCCAGTGGCACCGGTCGTACCTGTCGCACCCGTGTTGCCAGTTGCACCCGTGTTCCCCTGGGTGCCCTGCGTACCTGTAGCACCGGTTGCACCCTGCGCGCCAGCATCGCCTTGCGCGCCCGTGTTTCCGGTATTTCCTTGCGCGCCTGTCGCACCGGTAGTTCCCTGGGCACCCGTTGCACCCGTCGCGCCCTCTGTTCCCGTCGCCCCCGTCGAGCCCTGCGTGCCAGTGGCTCCCGTTGCACCAGGCGGGCCAGGGTCACCATCGACACCGTCGGTGCCGTCGGTACCAGGTGGTCCCTGGGTACCAGTGGCACCAGTTGAGCCGGTGGCCCCAGTATTTCCGGTAGCGCCCGTGTTCCCCGTTGCTCCGGTGTTTCCGGTAGCACCCTGGGTACCTGCGGTTCCGGTCGCTCCGGTAGCGCCCTGGGTACCAGCGTCACCGGTAGCTCCAGTCGCGCCTGTCGTGCCCTGCGCTCCGGTCGCTCCTGTGGCTCCTGCTGGCCCGAGGTCGCCAGGCGGGCCCTGTTCTCCATCTTCACCGTCGGTGCCGGGCGGTCCCTGTGAACCGGTGTTCCCGGTTGCACCCTGGACGCCCGTTGCTCCCGTCGTCCCCTGAGCGCCCGTCGCTCCGGTTGCGCCTTCCGCGCCGCCAGCACCCGTCGCTCCCGTATTGCCCTGAGCGCCAGTGTTGCCGGTCGCGCCGGTATTTCCTGTCGCGCCCGGATCGCCCTGTGCGCCCGTTGCGCCAGTCGTCCCGATTCCGGTCGCGCCAGTTGCGCCAGGAGGCCCAGGCTCTCCGTCATCGCCGTCTTCACCGGGATCACCCTGAGGCCCTTGTGGGCCGGTTGCTCCGGTCGTACCTGCACCAGTCGCGCCCGTTGCTCCCTGCGTGCCGGTAGCTCCTGTGGCTCCGGTGTTTCCACCGCCAGCTCCGGTTGCTCCTTGCGTACCCGTCGCGCCTGTAGCTCCCGATGCGCCTGAAGGGCCTTCGACTCCCTGGAGCTCGATGACCTGAATGCGCGCGTGCTGGGCAGTGACGGTTGAGGAGACGAGGTTCGTCGCGAACACTCCGTACGTCCTCGAGCCAGCGCCTGGCTCGTCGATGAAGGAGATCATCGCGGTGCCGTACTCGGTGGAGGCGACCGCGGTCGAGCTCGTCCAGGAGCTGGCAAGAAGCGGATCTCCGGTCGTCGATCCCCGACGCAGAGTCAGGATCTCTCGCCGTGCAGTCGTGCCCGTGTCCTTGGTGAAGGAGGCCTCGCAGAGAACGAGGTAAGGCGTGTTCGCCTCGGCGGTGATCGTGACCGAGGTGAGCAAGATCTCGGCGGTGGTGGTGATCGAGACGTTGCCGGTCGCCGCCTGCTGGTACTGCATCGCTCCCGGAGTGACAGGACCGGTTGCGCCGGTTGCGCCGATCGCGCCTGGCTCACCCGCTTCTCCGTCCTGTCCGTCGAACCCAGGAGGCCCTTGTGGGCCAGTCGCTCCGGATGCACCGCTCGCACCGGTTGCCCCGGTATTGCCGGTGTTCCCCGTCGCGCCCGTATTCCCAGTGCCGGTTGCACCCGTTGCTCCCTCGGCACCAGTCGCGCCGGTAGCTCCGGTTACACCCTGGCCCGTCGCGCCGGTTGCACCTGGCGGCCCGGGGTCACCATCAGCGCCATCTTCACCATCTTCACCCGGAGCACCCTGCGGACCGGTCGCGCCTGTAGAGCCCTGTCCTCCCTGCGGGCCTGTCGCGCCTGTGTTCCCTTGTGGGCCAGTTGCGCCCGTCGATCCTTGTGCACCACCAGGGCCGGTCGCTCCGGTTACACCAGTAGCGCCCTGGACGCCGGTTGCACCGGTCGTCCCGGCTCCGGTTGCGCCAGTAGCTCCATCGCTGCCTGTCGCCCCCTGAGCACCAGTTGCTCCCGTTGCACCAGCACCAGTGGCTCCTGTTGCTCCATCACTTCCAGCAGGCCCGGTAGCGCCTGTAGCCCCGGTACCTCCGCCACCGCCAGCCGGTGGGTCTACATAGATATGGGTGCTGCCGTCGACATCGACCTGCAGCATCTTTCCGGCTGCTTGGTTGCTCGGATCGACATCCAGCAGCCGTCGCAGAAACCGTATGACTCGTACGGCTGCCATCGACGTAGTTCACCCCCCGGCACCGCCCGCCCTTACGCGGGCAGTGCCGGGCTAGTGTGAGCCCTCCGAGAGAGGAGCGGCCAGGCTCATCCGATCGTCTGCTCTTCGCCGTCCACGACCATTACGAGCGCCGTTGCGGCGGAGGCGTGCGCAACGAAGATCTCGGCAGCCTCCATCGTGAACGGTCCGTAGATGACGTGCTCGACGCCTGCAGCGATCGTCTTCGCGTCGCGGATGCGCGTCGCAGCCGCGTCCGCCCCGATGCCGAAGGTGTATGTCCGCGTGGACCCACCCTCGGGGTTGATGACGGTGATCTGGCGGATGACGGCCCGCGACGAGGCGGGCACCGTGTAGCGCGTGGCTGTCGTGTTGCCGAGTTGTGCTGGCCCGTACAGCCTCTTATTGATCTTGGGCAACTAATTCACCTCCATCACGGAACCCAGTCGACGAGGACGCCCACCTGCAGAGCACCATCCCAAGCCACGTTGGCAAGCTTCTCTGCGCGGTAGATGACTTCATTCGTTTCTGGGTCCACCATTCCTGAGACTTCGTCCGGACCAGCCAGAATCTCCGACACCCGCGCTTGCACTGGACCAGTAGCGAAGATCCAGTCGTGCGTGGGGTCGGGGCTTCCTTCATCGTCTGGGTCGGTACCGATGTATCCGCCTCCAATCACGACTGGGTTCCCAGCGAGCGTGACCAGCGCGCCAGAGCCGTTGTCTGAGAGATTGGAGTCGAGTTGAGCAGCTACCGCTGGCGTGAGATGGATCATCCCCTGTCGACCGGTAGCTCCGATTGCGTTTTCGAGGTAGCTGAGACCAACAGCAGGTGAGACGTTCGTTGCCAACGAGGTGAGATCGGAATCTCCCAGGTACTTGTTGGCGAGACCGTCGATGCCCTGTGCCAGTGCCCGCTCGACTGCGAACGAGGAAGTGGCTTCCAAGACGGCGTCGGCTCTACGCGCGAAGCCCTGCAGGTCAGCTGAAGTTCCAAAGGTGGAACACACCTGCGCGACGTAGATCACGAAGCTGTCGAACGACTCGAAGCCCACCCGTTCGCCTTCATCCTTCTCCCTGAAGGTGCCTGAAGAGCAGGCATCCCAGGTCGAGGGCACATCAGTCGTGAACCCCCACAGGTCAACGCCCCCCTCCCAGCGTCCCCCGGAAAGGAGGACGCCAGGAGTTGAGAGCAAGCTGTGGAGGGGGGCCGACGGGGCTTGCCCGTCGACCCTGATTCTCCCAACGGCGACTGAACTCATCGCCTATGTACCTACGACGTTGCCGTCACTGGCGCGGCCGCACAATCAGCCGTCGGCGGAGAGACATCCGTCTTCCACCAACCACCCTCTGAGATGTCCTGACCATCGGGTGGTCCATCTCCGTAGGGACCGTCGCCCCACTGAAGATTCGTCCTTGAGAAGCCCTCAAGCACCGGATTCGCGATGCCTTCCTCGAAGGTGTTGTCGCCGAGACGCCACACCGTCTTGGGGAAGACCCAGTGAATCCATGGATACGTGCCGTCCTGGCCCGAACCAACGATGTGCTTCGTCCAGAACTCGAGGGCAACTGCAGGTTCGTCCTCGTCGCAAGCCAGGGAGCCAGCGAATGCCTGACCGACGACGTCTGCCCCATCTTCGATGGTGTCCGAACCGAGCAGGAACCCCTGCAAGATGGGTTCCAGAGCCGCCTGCGTCAACGTGAACTCGAACCAGTTGAAGGTATCGGTGGCCTTGAACCGAGCAATCGAGCAACCGCACCCGTTACGAGCGGAGAAGGTTGCGCCTTCCTCGATGTTCGGCCGCAGCCCGAGCGAGATGACGTTATCCGAGACGTACGAGTTGTTACCTGCGACAACGTTGCCCGCCGCGTCCACAACCGTGGCACGGAGAGCGCAGATCCCGAAGGAAACTCCACAGTTAACTGCCATGAGTCAATTACCTCCCTCGCCCTACACCAGCGCCGGGAAGACACCCGTCGGAGCAGTGGTGAGCGTGACCCACAGAGCCGACTGCGATGGACCGATCCGAACCACGTTCTCGAAGATCTCGCCGAAGATCTGGAAGTCGTTCGTCGAGTTGAGCGTCGAGTCGCGAACGATTCCGAGATCAAGGGACCCACCGTCGAGATGCAGGAACGCACCCTCCGGATACAACGCGTACTGCACGTCTGCCGGGAAGGCATCAAGCGTGCCCGCTGCCTCGGCCGCCCAACCCTGGGACGTACCCGAGGACGGCGTGTCGAGGTAGTAGGAAGCGTTGATTCCGTACTGACCGAGGATGGCCCGAACGCGAGCCTGGGACGCGAAACGCTCCGCGAACTGCGTGCGGATCGTGTCGTCCACCAGCAGATCCGGAACCCACGCCGGCATGAGCGCCCGGAAGTTCGTGTTCGGGTTCATGCGCAGGCGATAGCGGATGGCCGCTGCCGCCCTCACCATCGAATCCACGAAGTCCACGAACGCGCCGAGCGTCGTCGAAGACGTGACCTGGATCGACTGTGCCTTGATCCGGTCGAGCAGGTAACCCTCAGCCGTGCGGGCGAGAGCAGCCATCGTCAGATCGTTCTCGTGCGCGATCTTCTCCGGCCATGCCCGAGCGTTGAGGTTGCCGTACTCACGGCAGTGCGCGAGCACCGTGACTGCCACGTCCGTGTAGTCCGGGCACTCGAGGTCCTGGCACGACTTGGTGAAGGTTCCAGAGATGTCCTCGTCGGCCGTGATCACCGAGATGGCGTCGTCGATGTCGCCGATGACGGTTGCCTCGGGGACGGACACTCCACCGCGATCTGCCTGGAAGGACGGAAGTGCATCCTTCACCGGCCGGTCGGTGACGGCGAAGTTGGGCATCGTGTAGATGTTCTCGAGCGGAGCGCAGAGACCACCCGACGCAGTCAGGACCTTGTTGCCCTTGAGTCCAGTGATGCCATCGGGAATGACCTGCTGGATCTTGCGGGCATTCACGTCCAACTCGCCGGGCATGAGCCGCCGCTCATCCGGGTACGGGAAGTTCGCCTGCGCCACGAAGAAGCGCTGCTCGATCCCGTTCTCGGACTTGGCCGGTGGCCCAAGCCGCCGAGCGACCGTTCTCATCGCCTCAGCGAGTGAGATTCTGTCGAGCGGCTGGCCGCCCCTGATTCCGTCGAGACCCGAAGCAGCGGTAAGGACCGCTGAGGGCTCCGAGGGAAGCCGGGATGCGGAAGGAGCCGGAGGACGGCGGAGCGGCTTGCGCTCTGCGCGATTCACGACCTCTGTGGCGGAAGCGGTGAGAACTGCCTCCTCGGTCTCCGCGGAAGCATCCTCAGCCTCTTCCTCTTCGACCTCTTCAGCCTCGGCCGCAGCTTCCTCGACCTCTTCGGCCTCCTCTTCGACCTCTTCGGCCTCTTCCTCAGCCTCGTCGGCTGCCATGTGCTGCCTGCGGCGCTCGGCAAGCGCTGCCTTGCGCGCCTCGTAGGCCTCCTGCTGCTCGACACGAGCGGCCTGCTCGGCCACGATCTGCTCGATCTGCTCGACGCCAAGCTCAAGCGCCGCGATTACCTCATCCGCACTGAGACCCTGGATGATCTCGTCATCCTCAGCCTCGATGCGCTCCGCGACGTGCTCGTGCGTGCTTAGAAGCTCAGCAAGCTCCTCGTCCGAGAGTGCTGAAAGATCCTCGGGGAGCTCAGGGAAAAGATCCATATTGGTAACTCCTGGTCTTGAGTGACAACCAAGGAGTCCCCTGGACCCCTACTAAGCTCACGACCCTCGCGAGCTGCTAGTGAGCGATCGTAGTGGAGATTGCGGTCATTACCGCTGGCTAAGTTCCTAGAGGCTCCAATCAAGGCTCAGCGGGTCACCCTCAGCGATGTACTGGAAGGCGGTGCGGGCCTTGTTGCCGGTACCGCTAGGGACCCTTGATTCGTTCCACTTCACAGACAGCGTGTCGTCGGGATGCTCGACGAGCGAGGGCACCGTGGCTAGCACCGTTTGCCGTGTGAACTTCATCCAGGAACCCACGACCGCATCATCAGAGCGGTAGGGCTTGCGTACTCCTGGCAGCTTGGGGTCGGTCGCGTACCACTCGAGGAACTCAGTCACCTTCGCCAGCGGCCAGAGCGTGGCGACCACCGGGCAGTAGTCCTGGAACCAGACCTTCGCATAGCGCACACCTGAACGAACAGCTTGCCGGTACTGCTTGAGCGTCTTGGTCTTTGCGCCGCTCACGAACAGGCACACAGGAACCTGCGTCTGAGCCGCAATCACCTCTACCGCTTTTGTGAAGTTGACACAGACGACGGTGTCGTCCTGAATGATCAGCGCGTGCGTTACATCTGGCGGTATGGCGTCCAGACACAGCTGGTATCCGCGCCAGGGGCTAGGGGGGCGTGGGCCATCATCCTCTACGACTACCGCCAGCGGTAGCTGATCGAGCAGACGCTGCCGCAACTCCCTACGTGCGGGAACACTTTGGACGATGTAGGCGACTCGGACGCTAGTCCTGGGAGAATTCACGCCGGCGTGCCTTCAATTCCTGCAGGCGACGTCGGTAAGTGGGGATGTCGAGCGGTGGTTGCATAGCGGCCTCCGACTCGGGGCTGTATCCGCTCGCAATTAGCGCCTTGATCTCCTCTTCGCCCGTCTCGGCGCTCGCAATTAGCGCCTCCATGCGAGGAATCGGGAACCCCGGCACCGGAACTGCGAGCACACCCACCAATTCGGAGTCGCGCCAGTCACCCGAGGGCGGATTGGCCCGCAGATCGCGGATTTTCTCGGCGGGAGCGTCTGAACGAACGGCTCCCGACAGCCAGATGCCGTGATTTCCGTCTGTGGCGCGCACAAAGGCAGCAACACAGCCCGTTTGGTCGTAGTGCTCCATCGCACCCTGGCGTCCGAGCACGACAGAGGCGTGTCCACCACGTGCTGAGCCGTCTCTGCCGACTGTGATCCGGCCAACAGCGACCATCTCACCCTCTTCGCTCTCGATTTCGCCGACGTGGAAGAACAAATAGCCGCTTTGGGAAGCGGGAGCGCGCTCACAACTCGCAAATGCCGGGTGACACTGGTCCCACAGAGCCAAATGCCCGTACACCTGGCCTTCAGGGGTTACCGTCAGCGGTACGGGAGCGTCTGACTCGGCCGTGAAGAACCACTCACGCGGTGGTCGCAGGGGTGCGGCTCCCGCTGCAGCCGCTGTGAGCACACCTGGCCTCGCCAGACGCAACCCGTAGGCGGATGCTACTAGCGCATGCCCTGGAACGAGCATGATCGAGGCCTCCTCGAAGGCCGGAATCGACACGATCGTCAGCGCCGCGATCTTTCCACCGATCCCTACCAGGTAGGAACCCATCATCAGCGCCTCGAAGTCGACCTCCTCTTCGGGAATCTCCTCGAGTGTCTCGGGATCGAAGGCCGCTACCCGCTCAGGAGGAAGGTCGATCGACACACCCGCGCCGTTTTCGAGCATGCGCTCGGCGTCGGCAGCGAACTCAGAGGTGTCGAAGGTTCCCTTCGCCCAGACGATGACCGAATCCTCGCGGACATTGTCGAGCGGGAACTCATCCTTGCGATCGAACCTGTCGAGTGGGATGTACTGGATCGCATCGAGACGCCCGCAGGCCTCTGCTCCTACATGCCCCTGTTCAGTCGCGGTCTGCACCATGACTGGAATCGGAAGATCACGATTCGAGATCTCTTCGGGAATCAGATAGCGGCCATCGCTTGTCGGAGAACCGACTACTGCGAGCACGCCCTCGAAGGCTGATCCGCGCTCTTCCTCAACTTCCTCTTTTACGGGAGCCTTCACCTGGAAGCTCCACACAGGATTGGTCGTGGACCAGCCTGACTCGAAGGTTGGCACGAACCAGTGCGTCGGGGTAGCCATGAACTCTCCATTCGTCGTCACCGACAACACGGTAGTGGTCGCAGCGGACTCTTCGACTTCGCGATAGAGCGCTCGACGCTGCCGCTCGGCGGCTGTGCGGGAGGAATGGCAGCCACGAGAAGCACCTGTCGGCTTACCGTCTGCACCTTCCTTGTATACGCAGTACTTGTCCCCTTGCTTGCGAATAAGCCACGGCATCAAGCTGCCTCCTGGATAGCGAGTTGCCGCAGAAAGTGAGGCGGCACCTCTGGGAACTCCGCCAGGAAGAGCGTATTGGCAGCAAACATCTCGACCATGTCGCAGACTGCTTGTGCCGCTTCCTCGGAGTAGCCTTTGACCTTGAGCAGCGAGCGGAAATTGTCCGCGCCACCGCTCACCAGTGCAAGTGGATTGGTAAAGCCCATCTGCTTCAAGACCTTCTTGCCCAGCGAGGGCGCGACCTGCGCCAACGGCGTGTTCGCAACGGACGCCACCTGCTCTGGGAACTGCCGCTGTTTCTGATTGATGCGGATACCCGCGAGTGAGCGACAGTGCATGAGCGCAAGCTCGATGGCCGCGATGTCTCCATTGGCGGAAGCTGTGACGCGCGTCTGTCTGCCAGAGTCGCCCTCTGGACCCGGGGTCGCAGGACCCTCTTCGGGGTTGGGTTCAACCGCTGGTGCAACCTGCTCTCCGTGGATCAGCGAGGGATCTCGCATCTTTACCGCCAGCCAGAAGTTCTTCTCTTCCTCCGACGGCGCGAAGTTGTCAGGGATGTCCTTCATCGCCCGATAGCCCTCGTCTGAGATCTGCCCGCGGTCCCAGGCCTTATCGGCATCGTCGGAGCGATCGGTCTTCGTCACGACACCCGCGTCGTCGAAGGCAACAACCGTGTCCTCCCAGTCGCCGTACTCCGCTTCCTTCAGTGCGGGGCGGTAGTAGCTGGATGTGAGGTCGTCGCAGAACTGCTGGGCAAGAGGTGCTCCATGCGATTTCCACATGTCGAGCAGAATCTGCATGGCCGCCCAATGGTTGGTCGTGCCAAGACCTGTTAGCGCCTCAGCTGGGAAGTCGATACCACGCGCGATCCGCTCAACAGCTTCCTTGCGCAACGCGGTCTCGAGGTAATCCGTCTGCGGATCGTGCATCTGCACCCAGCGGATGCGGTCGATGTAGTCGTAGGCCGCTTCCAGCAACCAGGGAGCTACGGCGGCTGGCGATCCCGCGTGCTCGATCTGGCCTTCGAGATGCCGACCAAGATCAGAGATCAGACCCTGCTCTTCAACCGCATCGTCAGCCACCTCAGGCTCGGGTGGGCTGATCTCGGCAGGAATCAAGAGCATGCCCGAGGTTGCGCGCGTGGTGGCCGTAGCGAGAACGGTGGTCGTGAGCTTGATCAACTCCTCGGCCACGTTGCCCTCGACGATCGAGCGCATCGGCGCATCCGCTTCACCCGTGCGACGAGGATGCGGGGTCCAGAAGCGATAGACGACAGCTTGTTCTGGTCCGTACTCGCGCTTGTCTCCGACTGTCGGCTCCCAGGTGATCTTCTTGATCTTGTTGCCGTCGCGCTCGACCGAGAGTTCCTCGTTCCAGACAAAGAGCCAGGTTTCGTCTTCTGTGCGTAGGTCGTAACCGAAGAGGTTGCC